GACACTAGCCGGAAAAGGTAAGCCCGAGCTCCGTCGGGCAGTCGGTGAGGAGAAATTAAGGCGTCGAACTCCTCTGCTAGAGAAGGACATACCTCTGCGGAGTCCATTCCCCTCTGATTTAGGTTCAGAGAGACGTAAAGAGGTCGAAGGGTTAGTCGCTCAGAGGCGTTTACTGTTACAGTCTACCAAGCCTGAGGAAACCTTGCCCAGGATTCATTCTACTGTTGCAGTAGCTCAGCAAGGGGCACCTAGAACCTTCAAACGTGATCCACCAACGGCAGGTTACTCGGGCAAAGGTAAAGGTAAAGTAGCTCTTACAGCTGGTGAGGTTTCTCGTCAGGCAGAGCTTGAAAGTCTTAAGGAGCTCACTGGGGTCCTTGAGAAAGCTCACACCCCGCTACAGAAGTATCAAGAAGAAATGGCAATGCTTGTGGGATACAAAGAGCAGTTCCCTGAGCTTGCTAATTCAATTAACGAGTCTATGGATACAACTACTCAGAAGTTCCTAGAAACTCAGCCAGCAGTACAAGCTCTCCGAAGCAGCGTCGACGCTATCGGGGATTCCCTCGCAGATGCGGTTAACGGAGTACTATTTTACGGCAAGACTTGGCAAGATGTTGCTAAAAGTGCTGGAGCTTCGATCATTACAAATCTTGTCGGTTCTTTGGTTAAGGCTGGAGTGGTAATGTTAGCTAACTTTGCCATCTCTAAGATCTTCGGCCAAGCGGTTGCTACCGCAGCAGTGGCAGAGGGAGGAAGTGTAGCAACCGCTTGGGCTCCTGCTGCTGCATTAGCATCGTTGGCAACCTTAGGGGGTAATGCAGCTCCAGCCGCAGTAGCGATTACGTCAACAGCAGCATTGGCACAAGGAGCTGCAAAAGCAAAGTTCGCCCAAGGTGGGCAGTTTACCGTTGGCGGCGTCGGAGGCACAGATTCTCAGGTTGTCCCCATACGAGCTACACCAGGTGAGGAGGTCACTGTTAGGACTCCTGCACAACAACGTAGCGAGGGGACTAGCGATGTGGTTAATGTCAACTTCTCTATCACTACTTTAGACGCACGTGGCTTCGAAGAACTGCTACAAGGGCAACGCGGTACTATTACCAGCATCGTTAACCGAGCTATGATGGATAAAGGTCGGCAGGGAGTGGCTTGAACAGATGTCTGGAGCTTGGCCCACAACCCCAGGATGGCGATCTCAGAGACCCACCTCCTTTGCACCAACGTTGGTCTCCAAAGCTATTAGTGGTCGCCGGTACTCAAGACAAGTGGCAGGTCAAGTGTGGCGACTAACTGCCTCCTATCCAATAATGACACGAGCTAGTTTTGCTCCAGTTATGGCCTTCGCTGTTGCCCAACGCGGTCAGTTCGAGACCTTTACCGTTGTGCCTCCGATAATTAGTGTTCCACAAGGTAATATCGTCGGCTCGACTCCGCTGGTAAACGGCGCCTCGCAGACTGGGCGCTCACTGATCACCGATGGCTGGGCAAATAGTACGCTGGTTATGAAAGCTGGCGACTTCTTTAAGGTGGCAACCAATAGCAAAGTTTACATGGTGACCTCTGATGGGACCTCTGATGGCTCGGGTAACCTAACTCTTTCTATTGAACCAGCTTTGGTTGCAAGTCCTGGAAACAACGACGCTTTGACCGTCACCGCTGTGCCGTTTACAATGGCGATGCTCTCCGATGTGCAAGAATTCCCATATTCGGTTGGGGGGTTTTTCACCTTCGAGGTCGACTTCGAGGAAGTATTATAATGACCCGAACACTAGCTGCCGCGGTGTTAACTGAGATCGCCAAGCCCGCTGTTGTCACTAAGGTATTAGTTGAAGTTCATCTCTCAACGATTGTCTACATGACTGATCATGCACGATCGATAGAATGGGACGGAAATACCTACTTGTCAGGAGAGTATATAAATGCTGAGTCTGTTAGAGAAAGTGCAGAGATACGCGGAGGAGGGTTCAATTTAGTTTTGACTGGAGTTACGACAACCTTTCGGACGTTGCTTCTAGCTGGAGGTAACATGGATCGTCAGGTGATAATTCGCCGTATATTCTTAGACTCATCTGAAGCTTTGATAAATGACCCCGTAATTGTCGCTGATGGTCGTATCTCTGGTTATCGGATTAAAGAAGACCTTACCTCGTCGACTGTTGCAATCGAATTAGCATCTCATTGGATTGACTTCGATAAGGTAGTAGGACGACGTACTAACCTCCGTTCTCAGCAACTACATTTCCCAAATGACACTGGAATGCAGTATGCTGCTGACTCAGCTAAAGATATACTCTGGGCACGAGAGTACTAAGCCATGGGATTTCTTGACTGGTTTAGTGATGACGTCGAGGACTTTATTGATCATGACAAAGGGATTCAGCTCAATAAGATCGGCAATAACGAACCGCTTCCAGTTATTTATGGGAGACGTAGGGCTGGTGGCATTAAGATTCTTAAAACTATTGGCGGCGGTCATGGTATGAATCCCAATGTTTACCTATATATAATTTTTGTCGTTTGTGAAGGTGAGATTGATTCCTTTGAGCAAATCCTTATTGACGATATACCTTCAACTGATCCGAAGTTCTTCGCGGGCTCCATGGTGATTAATGAACATCTGGGTGCTGACGACCAAGCTGCCGACTCCATGCTGTTGGAGAACAACATTGTCAACTCGACTGACACTCTTTCAGGTGTTGCCTATCTAGCATGCAGATTCACTTATATCGCAAGTATATACTCCCGCGAACCGCGTATCTCTGTTATTGTTAAGGGCCGTAAAATACTCGACGTAACAGCCTCGACCACTGGTTGGTCGGATGATCCAGCATCTTGCCTCTATGACTATCTGACTAATACTAGGTTCGGTAAAGGATTGGATACAACGCTACTTGACCTGACATCATTCCGGGCTGCTCAGGCGACTTTGGCCACGCAAGAGATACCTTTTGCGGATGCAGCGGCTCAGAATCTACTGACTTGTAACGTTGTACTTGACACTTCTAAGAGTGTTATGTCTAATGTTCGTGTTTTGCTGTTTGGCATGTTAGGTATGTTACCTTATTACAATGGTAAGTATTTCTTACTAGTTGAGGGTCCAGACTCGTCGAGCTTCTCATTTACTGAAGACAATATTCTAGGTGGTTTCTCTATTGAAGGTCCAAGTAAGCAGGATCGATACAACAGGGTGGTGACAACATACGTTAACCCAGATAGAAACTGGCAACCCGATCAGATTGAGTATCCAGATGCTGGTAGTGCTGAGTATACCATTTTACTAGCTGAGGATAATAACTTTGCTCGTGAGAAAGCTGTAACTTTGTCCACCATTACTGATATCTATCGAGCTCGCTATATTGGCAAAGTATTTCTTCAACGCTCACGCTTTACTATCAAGGTGTCTTTCCGAGCTCCGCTAGAAGCGTTGGAGTTAACCGTCGGTGATATTATCGACCTTACTCTAACTTCACCTGGGTGGACAGCCAAACCGTTTCGAGTAATTGACCTATCTCACAATCCAGATGGCACTATTGGAGTCTCAGCTATTGAGCACCAGGACATAATCTATCCATGGTCGTCAGCTACCCAAGAAGATGTGAACCCTGGCACCAACTTACCTGACCCTAACTCTGTGATAGCACCAACTAATCTAGTGCTAGTCTCTGGTGAGGCTCAATTACTAACTCAGGGTGATGGTACCCAAGTGTCACGCATCAAGGCTACAATCACAGCATCGACCGATTCCTTTGTTACAAATGTGGAGTTTCAAATTAAGGAGACCTCTGAGGCTGAAAGTGCTTACTCGGGAGCAGGGGGCCAGGGATTGATTACTACACGATATTTTGCTAATGTTGAGGACGATGAATCTTATGACGTTCGTGTTCGTGCGCTTAACATTACCGACTCATATTCCGATTGGGTAGAAGAGACTGGTCATGTGGTTATTGGCAAGACCTCACTGCCGCCCGATGTAGCGTCGTTCTTCGTCGCCGGCGATATCCTAACTTGGACGGTGGCATCCGAGCCTGCCGATCTGGACGGCTACGTCATTAGGTTTCACCAGGGCATCAATCGCAGTTTCGGAGACGCTGTAGCCGTGCATACTGGGGTGTTGACGGAAAGCCCCTTCAGGATGGAGGTTGTTCCTAGTGGTCAGGTCACTATCATGATCAAAGCTGTCGACCGATCTGGGAATTTCTCCTCCGCCGCTGCGGAAATCATTACCGATTTTGGTGACCCTGTGACCGCCAATGTGATCGAGACCTTCCCGCAGGCCCCCGGCTGGGCTGGTACCCTGACCGGAGG